TGAACAAACAAGCATAACCTATTGATTGCTTGACCGTATTAATATCTCAACAACTTAATTTTATTACTTTAAATTTATAATCGGTTAAAGTTTAAACCGTGAGCAAAAACCTATTTTTTAAATGTGCTTTATCTTATAAGTATCAGAGTATTTCAACCCGTTTTTGCGTGATACTTTCAAGATTGGAATTCTAGTCAACCGCATTGATTTGGATTCTAGTGAATCGTCAATCTTGCGTTGATTTTCAAGTTCATATTTTTTAACCAAGAAGTCATGGTATCTAATCGCATCATCAATAACCCATTTCTTACCGGCTCTGTCGCTATTGACAGTCGTAGTGTCTAACTTTGTAGCTACTCTACTATTGCTACGCCTAGCCGTGAATAGGTCATTTCTTAAGCGATTGTTACCGTGACTTACTCGGTTGATATAAGAACTAATCGAATTAACCATGTAATCAAATTTATCATCAATGGCGGTATATAGCAACTGATAGTAAGCGGTTGTTTTCTATGCCGTGAAATACCATTTATTGGTTGTGGATATGCCGGCATCCACATGGTTAAATTGTGGATCAACAATTTAACCTAATTTACTGGCAACCGAAATATCGCTTTTTTTACTGAGACCGTCATCAGTCAAAACAACCTTTAGTTGTATAGGGAATCATAGACAACCCCCCCTAAGAATCGATTCTGTTGCAATTGGAGGGTGTTTGGTGACCGTGTTTTTAACCATATCTAACCAACTACAAAAACGGTTTTATATCTAGCTAGATACGAAATTGGGAAATAAAAGTTAATTTCTAGATAAGAATTAGATACAAAAAATATTGGTTTTTTTGTGGTCAATACATGCGATTTTGCTACATTACTGCATTTTTAAGGGTCATTTGGTGAACCCTGATTTTTCGTATCTGATATCAATAAATCATGTTGAATCATGTTAAACCGTGACACCAAGCGACACAAAAATAAATGAGAATGAGAATCATTATTTTTCAGGCTACATGGATTCTGACCGAGTCGATACCGTGCCGTGTGGATATCCGCTTATCCACATGGGACACCGTGACCGCTTGCGTTGCATCCGCTTGCGTCGTGTCCGCATCCCGCCCGCATCCCGCGATATAATAGTTCCGCATGTGTGTGTGTGCGATGACCCCGTCGCCCTGATGGTATATCTAATGATAAAGGATATATGACTAATTGCTATATGACTGATGATTAATGTATATATGTTTAATGATTGATGTGTTCTTGATTAATGTTTGATGATCTATGTTGTATGTCTGCCTGATTAATGTCTGTGTGTTGATAGATGTGTGTTGATAGATGTGTGTGTATGGATGTGTGTGTATGTGTGTATGATGATTAGGGGGTATGGCTTATAGATTGTGATTATTGGGTGTGTATACCCGTGACGGAATTTTTTTTATAAAACGGCTTTTTGTCAGGAGAATGTCAGGTAAATATATAACCTGGAATAAAGGATCATAAGGGTAATTACAGCGATTGTAATTTAATTACAGAGCCTGTAATTGCATACAACAGTTTGCGGAAAATGGAGTAAGCCGCAGCATGTTTCATATGTAACTACCCTTAATAAGCCCCCCACGATTTGTATTATATATATAATATGTCATATGTCAATAATTACATATTTCGTATATAAAATACTTCATATGTAATTATATGACTATGTTATATATGTATTATATATATATGTATCATGGGGATTTTGGATTTTTAAAAAACCGGAGAGTTGATAGGCGTTTGTTATGTATTCTCTGGGAGAGAATGGGGTTGAGCTGCTCCCCGGTTTAGATGATTATATCACAGCCGGAGGAATGAAGAAGCTGGCTCTGTGTAATCAAACACGAAGGAGGAGATCCAGCCATAAGGGAACCCCCGGCTAGTTTGAGTTTATAGTTGCAAGATACTATTGTCTAGGTTATTATTCAGATTAGGAGAAGATATGACATTAATAAATCCGCAACAAAGTAAAAATGAAAGGCAGAATTTATTTTTAAAGAATTATCCTGAGTTTGGAACTATATCTCGTACTGCAGAAGTATCAGGTGTATCTAGGCAACATGTTTATAAGTGGTTAAAAGACTTTGAGTTTGCGAATAAATTTAGTGAAGTAAGGAAAGAGTTTGTAGATCATCTTGAGGATATAGCCCACGAACTTGTTGAAGAGATGGGCCGTAAGAAAGATTATAGGAACCCTACTCTTTTGATGTTTCTTCTTAACGGAAATGCTCCTGAGAAATATAAGGGAGTTACCAATAACGTTTCTGATGCTAGGGATGTTCTTATTGAATTTAAAAGGATAGCACGTCAAACTACAGTTACTGAAGATAAAGCTGAGATCGAAGAACATACTACGGTAGAAAAGACCATAGTTAAATATGAAGCAGAAAAAAAGGCTCTAAGTGAGAAGTTCGGGAGTCTGAAGAATGACAACACAGACGGTTGATTCAGCCAGTTATATATATAACAAAATAGGATTTCATCCTACTGAGGCTCAGAAGCCAATACTTGAATCTAAAAAAAGATTCATATTGGTAGCTGGTGGCGAACAGGCGGGTAAGTCCATGATTGCAAGTAAGTATCTGTTATCTAGATTCCATGAAGTAGAAGGCCCCGGACTGTTTTGGTTGGTTGCAGCAGACTATGAACGTACCAGAGCAGAGTTTGAATATCTGGTAGATGACTTTGCCAGTCTAGGTTTTCTTAAAGAGGCATCTAAAAGGGTAGATCCCGGCAGGATTATACTTACAGACGATACTAGAATAGAGA